GAAGGTCTCGATTTCTTCTGCGAGCATACGCTCATAGATCTGAACTTCCTCTTCGCTGTGTAGTGCAGAGGTATCACGTACCTCAAGAGCTTCATGGATACGTGTGCCCATTTCGGCAGCGAGATTACTACCTTCCTTGCCGTGGTATCCTGCACAGATGGAGTAGTACTTGAGGCTTGATGGGCCGAACTCAGCGTGTGCTCGTTCGGAGTGGTCTACGGTTTCAATGTTCATGGTATCGGTTTCTTGTGTAATGTGTCCATAGCCAATCGTTTTTTCTCCAGCTTGTCAACGATTTTTTCTTCAATAGTTTTTGAAGCAATCAGAACTCGCTGAACTACGGGGCTTTTCGCGCCTGCACGATGTACCCGACCTAACGTCTGAATGTAGTCCTTCACGTTAAACGTCGGCGAGATTAGACTCATTCTCGGATGTCCACCTTCCGTATCGTGTAGAGAAACACCGACCCCGCCTGCCGCGATATTGCAGAGGATGACGTTCGTTTGGTTCGTCTGGAACCGCTGTACGTTATCTTCTCTTACCGTAGAGCTTTGGCCTCCGACAATAACAGACGCATGTGTGAGAGTTTCAGCGAGGGCTTTGACGGTATCGGTGAAGTTCACGAAGACGGCTACGCTGTACCCTTCGGCACAAGCGTCGGTAATCATGTCAAGAATATCAGGCACTTTGGCAGCTTCGGCAAGTTGTCTAGCGCGTAGGATCTCCACAAGGATATGCGGCGATGTGCCTCCGTCTTCAAGGAACTGATCCACGATTTCAGGAGTCACGCCGTGCTGCTTGTAGAAGCGAGCGATGTCCGTGAGTGAGGAGAAGGCAAGCGGTTCTGTGATGACTTGATTGTCCGTAAAGGCATTCGGCAAATCCTTAGGCGTGAGCTTGACACAATTCGTAGAGTAGAGTTCTTTGTTAAGATGTACCAATTTTGATACAGGTCCAGCCACCCAATTATTCCACGGATCTTTCTTGCACCCGTATTGCATCATCCATGAGAACCAACTCTTCTTCTGTCCTTCAGGTCTGTTCAGCGAGTGCAAACCTAAGGCGAAGCCTAACGACCTCATCTCTGTAGGGTCTTGGCAGGCTGTAGCAGATAGTAGTAGATTGCAGTAACCAGCTTGTCTCGATGCGACAAGCATCTGTGAGTTCTGACTGAATGGCGACTTGCACTTGTGGCACTCGTCCCAAATAAGTAGGGTATCATTTGGTAGTGTCCAACGGAATAGCTTCTTTCCTGCTTTGACGAGATGTTCGTTACCCCTCTTTAGTTTCTCATAGTTTGAGATAAAGATTGGTGTGACCCCAACCTCTGCGAGTTCGCGCTCCCAATGTGGGATAACGATCTTCGGGCACACTACGGCTACGGGCCTGCCAGACTCTAACGCCACATAACTAGCGATGACCGTTTTGCCAACGCCAGTATGGCTTGAATCAAGTGCGCCATTGTAAACGCGTAAGGCTTCTTTTAGAGTGTCAACGGACTCTCTTTGTTTCGGGAATAGTGTTTTCATTTTTCTTTTCGTAGTAGTTCTTCTTGCAGCGATCACGTTGCTGCTGCCGTTTTACAGGATCAGCGAGACGTTCTTTGGCGCACTCTGACATACAGCGCATACAGCGCGTGCGGTGTGACTCGTAGAATTCGCGTACTGGCTTGTCCTGCTGGCAGCGTCTGCACCACTGCAACTTAGTCTTCGCGTAGGTCATCCTGTACCTTCTTCTTGAGCCTATCAAGATCCACCCAAACTTTGTTAAGGCGTGCCACAGCCTCTTGTATTTGTCCTTCCAGCAATTCTTCGTACTGGATGTACATGTTGCGCCAACGATCTGCTTCTTGTTGCCACAAGTCACGTTCGGTAACAATATCGGAGTGGCCTTTCTGCCAGATATAGCATGATCTAATTGCCTCATCGCGTTCGCGTTCTAGTTTGCGAGCTAGACCAGATCGAACTACCATATTGTGCGGAGTGATCCCCCATTCTGCTGCGTCTGTTTCTGGTGTGTCAGTCATTTTGGTTGTTATCCGAGAGAATCCAATTCGGCTTTCAGGTGGATTTTTCGTCCTGCCTTCATGATTCTGCTGTTGGCGGCGAGGTATCGCTCATGCTCGGATTCCGTGCGCCATCCGCACTGAATCAAAACAAGATCGGCTAACAAGTCGCGGATGGGCAATCCGCCATCTGTGGTTTCTTCAATGGTTTTTGGTGTCATAAAGTCTTTTCCTTCGGTGTAGTTTTCTCGTCGGCGGATGCCATCGCTTGGGCGTTCGCCTCACGATATTCAGCCTCTAGCTTTTTCACACGGTCGATGATGTCCTCGATGACGTATCGGCATTCATCGTGCATTTCTGCCATCAGTTGAGCGTCGCGTTGTTCGCGGTGTTTGGTGTCAGCTTTTGATCGCTGTTTGCTCCGTTGCTCGTCCAAGAAGGCGAACAAGGCGGTGGACTTCAACAGAGTCCCGTCGGTGTTTTCTGGTGTATTCATAGATTATTTTTCGGGACTCTGTGAGTCACCTTGATCGTTCTCCAGAATTAAATAAACCACCCACCCATGAGCGTTTGCAGTCATTTGGACTTTGGGAAGTTCTTCCGCGAAGAAGCACGCGCCAGCCCCATTGAGAAGGTGCGACAGCAATGGACGTTGGGCATCATCGGCGCATCGAATGTATTTCGACCCCCCACTTGTGAACTCTTCCAGCTTCAAAAAGACAGGAGAATTCATTCCAGTACCTCCTGCACAGTGATGCGTTCCCAATTTGAATCGCTTCCATATTTTTTATGGCAAATTTGATGGGTAAGTTTGTTGATGTATATGACAAACGTGCGCGGTTCAGGCTTGACGCGGTAGTATTTTGGATCAAATCCGAATTCTAAATTTACACTATCTTCCCAATGACCATCAATATGGTTAAATTGAATAATCTTCCCATCTGCCATTGCCTGCACAAGTGGCAGGTAATCTTTTGCGTTTTCTTTGTTCATGTGTCGTCTGATGCTAGTTCTTCAATTTCAAGTAATTTACCCACAATTTTGTGGGCAGTTTCCAATGTCATTAGTGAGTCTTTATTTGGCGGGAAATCTTTCCCGTTAAGACTCAGCACCCAAAGGCTTGAGTTGGTTTCTTCCGTAATGCAGGTCTGGTCTGACCAGAGTTCTAGTGTGATCTTCATGGTTTGTAGAGTGGTCAGCGAGCAGGATTCTCTACCTGCGTTTCCCAGTTTATCTGTCTGGGCGACTTCGATCGAGTCCATCGCTGGTTTGGTTTAGGGTTTTTCGTCGTACCTCTCGTCGTCATGCGAGTCGTGATCCCGATCGTCGTCGGGGTCTGGCCTAGGCTCAGCAGGCCCATCGCATAGCGGACAGAGTGATTCTGGATCGGGCCAAAAGGTCGATCCGCAAAGTGAGCATGGGTGTTTCATAATTTCACGGCTTTCATGGCCTTGTTGAGTAGTTTTCTGAATTCCAGTTCGTCCTCGTAAAGTTCTGCTGCACGTTTGATGTGATGCAAGACGATGGTGTGATCTTTCCTCCCGATTGATGTCGCGGTGCGCTGTAAAGACCAATGTGGGTAGATGCCACGGATGATATTCGTGTATATGATCCGCGCCCAGGCGACCTCTTTGACCCGACTGTGACCCAAAATGCTGATAGATGACACGCCACACACATCGGCGATCTTGTTCAGAACATCTAGGTCGCGACTGATCATCCCATCCTTTGTTCTTCTTTCGAGTTCCCGCATGAGATCTTTTGAGCTGTATCTTTCAAGACTCATTTGATCCTCCTTCCGTATTCTGCGATCAGCAGCGCGTCTGCCGTCGAGTGCGTGATTTTAAGCGTTGGAAACAGCTCCTGCGCTCGGCGTTTGCTGACGTTCTTGTCGCCCTTGGTCATGCAGCCGAGAGCTTTCTGCCACGCCTGTGGCCGGATGCGCTCGAAAGGTATACCGCAGGCTGTCAGAGCCATTTCGAGATGGCCGAAACCATTGCCGAAAGTGAACGCGCTCTTGACTCCCATTTGAGGAGATGAATGCACCTGCTCAATGTAAGCTCGGCGATCTCCAGTATGAGACAGATTGAGAGAGTCAAAATGTTCAAACAAGTCCTGCAAAGTCTCTGGCATTTTGTCAGCATAGGCGTGTCCTAGTTCGTCGATTACGGCGATTCCGCCATTTTTTCCCGGGTCGATTCCGATGGTGATCATGTTAGTAGTTCTGTTAAAAGAGTTCTGAAGGCTCGCTCTGCGGTGGCTGGGACAACTCCGTTTCCGAGCAGTCGCAGCTCGTCGGTGCGATTGTCACAGGTGACGTACAACTCGGTATAACCCATCCCACTGGGAGTCCCATGAGAGTCTCCACCCAGCGTGGATTGAGTTTCCCTATCTGAGTTCTCTCCACCATCGGAGTTAGCTCCTTGTAATCCCGATCCTCCTCGCCTCGACCGCTCTTGAAATCTCTTGCTGTCGGAGTTGCCCACGATTTCCTCGCTTCCTCCTCCAGTATTTTCCCACCATTCCCGTTCGGTCTCGACCCCGGACATGCTGCTCTGGGCGTTGGCCACGACTCTGGGCGGCTCCCATCCGTGCTGGGGTTGGCCGGGGCGACTGGGCCATGCAGTTTGACCACAGCATCCAAGCTGGGTGATCGTCGATTGCGCTCGCTCGGACAGTCTTCCACTTGATTTACTCGTATCGTGGGCCAGTTCTTCCCCTCGTCCACTACTGCATCGCTGAGGTAGCGTTGCCCCTTGCCAGTTTTGTCGTAGTAGGCTCCACGCTCGTTGCTCCCCATGTGCATCGTAGGCCAAGATGAAGACGCGTTTGCGTTGGTGAGGTGCGCCGACTTCACGCGCAGAGAATATTCCCCACGTCGTTCGGTAACCCATTCCTGCCAAGTCTTCGATGACGTCGGACAGCCCCACCGAGATATGTCCCTCGACGTTTTCAAAGAAACAGACACTTGGTCGCATTGCAGCAATTCCATCTGCAATGAATGGCCAGAGGTGGCGTGGATCTTCTTTGCCGAGTCGCTTGCCTGCTGCGCTGAATGGTTGGCACGGGTAGCCTCCAGTGAGGATGTCCACTCGTCCGTGAAACTGCTGGTATGGGAAGGTTTTAAGATCCGCCCATATAGGTGCTGCGTCCAATAGTCCCGCTTCCATTTTTGCGACCAAGTTCGCGCAGGCGAATGCTTCGATCTCACTAAAAGCGACTGAGCGCAGATTTGGGATTGCTCTGCTAAGTCCAAGCTCAATGCCTCCGTATCCAGCGCACAAGCCAACATGTGTAACTGCTTCGGTAGTATCCATGTCATGCTTCCAAAATAGTTGGCAGGACGGCCTTGCGGCGCTCTGCGTAGAAGATTAAAAACCGATCAAGTGCATCCGAGAGTTGCTTGGTATACTCATCGCGATCGACGCGAATGATGAATGGATTCATGCCTGGGCAGTAGCTCATGAAATACCAGTGTTTCAGTCCAGTGACCGCCATTGATCCATGCACCTGTGCGCGGTATGCATCCGGCACCTTGTTCTCGATGTGATATTTGATGTGGTTCTTGGCGAGCGGACATTTGATCTCCAACCCTGCGATCCACTTCGATGAGTTTGGATTGGTCACCAGTCCATCTGGCGAGCATCCGATGACTCCATCATCCCTGGTTATGAATCCAACCTCGCTGACTTCCAGATCCATCGTCTCCGCGAATAGATCGCGCGCTTCTGGCTCCAACTCATTGCCGCGATCGGTGTGCCGGTTACCTTCAAACGTGATCTCGTCTGGACGGACGCATTGGCCGATCAGTTCGATTGCGAAATCCTCCCACTGAGATGAGTCCTTTCCGGTGGCGGTCAGAATGCGCGAGAATTGCGATGCGGTTGGCCTGCCTGAGCGAGCGCGGAACCACTCCTCGGACTGCTGGATCATGTGAGGGTGAATAATCATAGCCAGTCCTCCCATGCTCGTTTCGCCGCAGCCGTGAATCCATTGGCTTTGGATATGTTGGCTTGGAAGCGCAGGCTCCGCCTTGCATCCTTGAGCTGTCCGAAGATCTGCCTTCCGATGTCGCGGAATGCCGCGAGTTCCTCGGCTGCATTTTGCGGCAGCGGTGTGGATGCAATCAGGTCGATCGCCCTGTGTGCTTGTTCTTCGGCGCTCATAGTAGTTCTGGTTCAATGGCGTCAGCGTCAAATCCAGCGCTTGGCTGTTCTTGGATTTCTTCTTTGGCAACTTCCAACTTTGCGAATGGATTGATTGGAGTGTCGAGCTTGACCACTTTTGGCGTCACGTTTCGCAGGCCGGAGCCTCCAATGTCACGCGCCTCGTCCTCGTCGTGAATGCCGCCGATCCCGAAGGCCACGCGGATCGCCTGGATCATAGCCTTGTTGCGAAGCATTCGCCTCGGCATCGTGCGCCACGGATCTGTCTCGCGTTTACACTCCTCGAAATACTCGGTGATCACTACCGGGTGAGCGCGATCCTTGAGATGGATTGTGCATGTTGCGTGAGTAGGGTTTTTATCGTCGCCAAATGTTGCGACATCCATGCCATCGAAGTTCGGCTGGCGGTTAGCAATCTTCAGCCAGCCATCAATTCCGACCATTGGAGTGATGCCGCCGCCTTTTTTCGGGAATGCATATAGCTCTTTGAGTAGTGGATTGAGCTGATAGGTATTTGCCGTTACGACAAGCGCCAGCAACTCCTCGTCGGTTGCGCCCTTGAATACAGTGGCTTTCAATGTAGCCAGCAGCTTTGCAGGCTCGACGCTGATGTTCTCGGCCATGACGGCCAAGGCGGATGGTTTATGTGGTGTGATTTCGGTAGTCATTTTTGTAGTATTTGTTGGATGATTGGATTAAGAAAATATCCGATGGTGACGAGTGATCCGCAGATGACCGCGATGCAGATCGTAAGGATCATGGATTCGATGTGATTAGCATCTTCTTCCATGTAGTCAAAGAGCGCCTTGCGCCTGCGATCGGCCTCGGCGGTTTTCTTCAATAGCTCGATGTCGGCCTGTGGCTGATTGCCAAAGCACGGAACCTTTTCGCGGTAATTGATCTTGTCGCTCATGACATTGAGTATTGGGCAAATCGCTTGCCGTTCTTCTTGGCGATCTTCGTGGTGATCTGGTGACCATCAGCGCGTAGATCCGAGATCCGTGCCGCCAGGCGCAGGCATCCGAATTTTTCCAGAGCGTCGATGGGTGTGATTGCTCTACCTTTCGAGAGAGCATTGAGTATCTGTATGGTTTGCGATCTTGGTGTTTTCATGTTATTGCTGGTCTGAAAGTTTCCAACATTGTCTGGCTCAACTTCCTCAAATTTTTGCCAGTCCAATGTTGGGATTTTTCCGCTTTACCACTCGGCAGGCGGGAAGGTTATTGGTCAAATTTCGCTACGATTTCCTTGGTGAGAATGATGCCGTTGCCCTTTGCAGGCGCCCATTTGTCTTCGCGGTGAGCCATCATTGAAACGGCGTAGATGTCCTTTTCGCCAAATGGCAGGATTCGGTAGTATTGCCCTTTGAGTTCATGCTCCACGAATTGAGATCCGGTGATCATGTCTTTTCGGACAATGACCCTTGGGTTGGTTTCGAGAGTTCGGAGTTTGAAGAATTTTCGAGTTATCATGGCTTGATTAGGTGAGCAAGAATAGCCAGTCCGTAACAAGCTGCAATGGCGACGATAATTGCCACCCATGAAAGAGTAGCCTTGGCCCATGATTGGCCGATGATTCGGAATGCAAAGATTCCGAGGATTGATGCGATGATGACTGGTAGGTAGATCATATTGGTTTGGCGTTGCGTCATGCAACTGCCGTCACAATGACTCGCGGAATCAATATCGCAATAAAAATCGTCTTTCAGAGTGAATTTTTATTTTCACCTCAAAAGACGATTTTGCTTGACGTTGGATTTGAACCTACACTGACCGAGTGTAGTCACACCATGAAGCGTATCACCGAGCGGATCTTGTTCGTATGTCGGCGTTTTCGGTAGACGCCATCCCCTTCCCTGGCTCCTTCAGAATTCGTGTTGCCCTCGACCGTCTGCACCATCCCATCCTTGCCGATATCGCCGACCGCGATGCCGATGTGGGAGAACGTAAAGACTACAATGTCCCCGCGCCGGATATCGCCCTTGTGTGGCTTGCGCAGCTTCGCCGAGTTGTCGACGCTTCGGCACCAGTTCTCGAAATCCCATGCCCCTGCCGTCTCTGGCCTAAGAAATGTGTATTCATCGCCGCCCATTGCCTCACGGACGCACCAGCATACAAATGCGGCGCACCACGCCCACGGCCCAACAGGGAGCCATGTAGCACGTTGGTATTCGGCGATCTTCTCGCCGCCGTTGGTCTTTGTCTCCCGGACGCCGACCTGCGACTCTGCTGCTTTGGCGAGGCGCTCGGCGATCATGGTTTGCGGTAGAGGTTGGTCAAGCTGCCATCAATTGAAATTTTGCGCTTGGTGAGCATCCCCTGTTTGATAAGAACATTGAGATTCTGTTCGGCAGTACTGCGCTTTAATTTTGTCTTCACGATGTACTCAGCAAGCGTGAACTCATCATCCATCTTTTCATGCGTAATGCACTGAGAGATTGCGAACTCAAGGCTAGACAATGCTTTTTGCGTTTTGGTTTTCATGTGATTATAAAATCCCCATTGGTGAGATCCACTGCCCACCTTCTTCAATTACATGCCAAGCGTTCCACGCTCCGGTCTTGGCATTGATCATACCGTAGAGCCACCCCTTGCGCCATGCGAGCTTCGCAGGCGTCCTGTCGGCGTAGGACATCTTGCTGATGTCAGCAAGGCATCCCACCGAGTACGATGCCTGACCGTCGATGTGTCTGGCAATGTAGGTGTCCGGCTTGTGGACGTGGCCGCAGATGCTCGGTCCCCAGTTCTCGAAATGAGCCTTGGCTGGATACATGGTCGCGCGGAAACCGTGAATCAATTTTGGTCCGCCCTCTGGCATCTGGAGATAACGCGTGACGTGATACGGCACCCACTGGATCTTGCGCTTCTTGAATTCAGTCTCGGACGCCTCGGCGAGTTGCGAGCATCGTTCGCGCATGACGCCATCGGCGCAGTGCGTCGAGTGCATCCATATCCTATCATCGTGATTTCCAAGCGTGAGGAAATACGGCTTGTACTCGTCGAGGAACTCGATTCCTGCAATATAATCATCTGCGATGCCATCGGCCTTTTCTTCCTGCGAGGCGCCTTTGCGGAGAGGTGAGAAATCCCAGAGATCACCGAGGTGAATGCGGTGATGCGGTTTCCAATCATCGACAAAATCCAAGAATTTCTTCTTCGACTTCTCGCAGACAAGTGAGCCGTGAGAATCCCCGCAGACGACGAATTTTTTCCAGCTCATAGCTTGTTGAGTTTTGCCATCAGCGCATCGACCGCTGGCAGAAATATATGTTCGATAGCGCGAACAATTGGTTCTTCTTCGATTTTTTTAGCCCAGGAGTGGCCGGCAATGGATAGCGTGGCGTGCAGCATCTCATGGCGGATGGTGTCGATCAGAATCACTCTATTTTTCAATGCATCTTCCGAGATCCAGATTTCCCGATCGTCAAAGTGCATCATTCCCCAGTTCTCCATTTTTATTATGACGATGCGGAATTTGATTCCGCCAATCATCACAAAACATGGAACTGAGCGTCTTGGCA